ACCTTGCAGGTGAATACGTTGCCGACCCCCGGGGAGGTGCAGGGGACAATGCCGCCAGCGTCCGTAACCACAACCGTGTCACCAGCCTTCGGAGGCGACATGCGCGTATCGTCGCGAACCGTGATGTCCCACTGATGGCCGTGGGTTAGGCGGACGCGCGTGGACTGGATACCGCTGCCGTTTTCGAGATAGCTGACCTCTTGCTTGGGCGACTGATTGAACCGCATCACGACGTAAAAGCCGGACGGGCAGGCGCTACCATTCACCTTCTGCAGCAGGGCGTCTGTGCCCCAGCGAATGGTGGTTGTTCCACCTTGTTGCTCAATCAGAACGCCGACGGTTCCGCCGGATGAACTTGGAGGCCATGAATTTGCCATAATTTTATATTTTTTGGTTGATTGTTACGTTTGTTGACTAAGAGCAGATTGCCGTCACCGCAGCCTGGCAGCCGGCAACCTGCGCAGCAGCGTAGATTGCGGCCACTCCAGGAATCGCCGCAGCGCCAAGTGGTTGGATCACCGCCATGGTGGCGGAGCCAGCAATGGTCGCCTGATTGTAAAGCGTGATGGTGTTGGTTGGGTCGAGGTTGATTACCGTGACGTAGCTCGGTGTTCCGATCGCCGTTGGCACAATCAGAACAGCAGTTGTCGCGCTGTAGGCAATCAAGAGCGTTTCCGTGATCGCGTTGTTATTGACTGGCACCTGCGTCGCGCTGGCGTTTGCCAGGAATGACTGGCCGTCAATGTTTGCATTGAGTGAGATTCCGATGCTTACTGAATTTGCCATAATTTTATGTTTGTTTGGTTGATTGTTAACTAATTGCTATTCCAGGGATGTCATTAGCCGTGCCCCACGAAATGCTATATCCATCTATGAACACGTTGCCCGCGTTACCGAGAGCCGGCACGCCCGGCATAGGGTCAATTCCGACGTAATCAATCGGAAATTCTTCGCTGATTGAAAGCATGACGCGGATCTTGTCGCGCAGGATCTCAACTGAGTCGTAAAAGTCTTCCTCTTGGATCTCTGGATTTGCATCCGGATTCGGCAGCAGGTTCTTGAAGCCATGCCCGCGAAGGATGACCACAATCCAACGCCGGTCAACCCGGTGCAGGGTGTTGGCCTGATTGAAGCCGCCGCGCGACTTCTCGCCATTCCAAACGATCAGGATGGTCGGCTCATCCTTGGTGCGGTTATAAATCTCCTCCCACAAGTGGCGCATATTCGCCATGATCTTAACCTGGTCGGAACGGCAGCCGCGCGGCTCGGCAAAGGAATTGAACAGCCAGGTGCCGATCATTGTGGCCTGCGCCTTGATTGACGGCGGGCTGGCGAGGTGATTTGGGTAGGAGTTACTCATCGCAGTTCCTGTGCGAATTGAATCTTCGCGATGTCGAGAACCTGTTCTCGGGTGTATTGTGTGACCTGTCCGTTGACGTCAATCGGGAAGTAGGGGCGAGCCGGAAGATTTCCTTTCGGGTTTCCGAACTGATGCGCCAGCGCGTAAGGAATATCATCACTGCTGACAGACACCGTCGAGGCGTCCTCGGTGTAAGCCACCTTGATGGCGCTGTGAAGCGCGCCGCTGACGTTCAGCGTTGCGGCTTCGCGGTGAACCTTCTTGGCGTAGGCCGGTGAAAGGTCAGCCCATTCGGATGGCCGGTCAACACCCTGCATGCCGAAATTCGACAGCGTGATCTGGTGGAAAATGTCAGCCATGGCGTTCTGCGCCGACTGACGAGCCGGTTCGATCTCCGTCTTCAGGTTGCGGCCAAGGGCGACTATGGCGGCTTCCGGGATTGAGAATTTGACAGCGACTCTCATGGCTGCTTCCTCCAGATTACGGACGAGGAGGCGATTTTGGAATCGCGAATGATTCTTGCCTTGAACTTAAATCCAAGCAACTTTGCCACAGACGCTCTGTGATTTCCAGCAACGACAGTTTTCGCGCCGCCACTTTCGACAATTGTGATCGGCTCATCAACCTCTTTTGAATTGATCACGCCAGGATTCTCGATCATTCCAAGAAGATTGCTCCTGCTTAGAGAACCCTCATGAGAATGAAGCTCTTCTTTTGAGGGATCAACTTCAATCTCATCTAGATCCGCATGCTTTCCACCGGCATCTTGAAAGTCTAAATACTTATCAAGGGATCCACTGCTTGATTTGTGCGGCTTGAGAATGTGGTCTATGTAATCCGTCGTGTAAGTCTCGTTCGGCTTTGCATTCTTTACAAATTCAACAGCCCTGCTCTTGGCGGCATTCGTATTGCCAATCGGCGCACCAGCCTTGACACTTGCCTGAATACCTGACTTCCGGCGACCGCCAATTAAATTGCATCTGCAATTTATTGTCTCGGCGGCAGAACCTTGCGGGTCGCCGGGGAAGCATAAACCGTTCGGGAACTTGTGGCCAAGCGTGACCTCGCCCACCGCCTCGCATTCAAGATGAGATTCGCGCACCCTTTCATCTCCCTCGGTAACCCAATAACAGGTCTCGAAGCCAGCCCGCTTCAGAAGGCGTATCTCAGCGCTGCCGTAGGTGCACTGCGCCTCCGTAAGACTGACAACGGAGCCTTGCCCCTTTTTGATTGCCGACGCCTCCTTGGCGATCGTGGAGCGTATTTCGCGGTCGGTTTGACCCCTTTCGATACCGTCGGTGACGATTCGGGTCAGCCGCTGGCTCATTTCAACCGGGAAACCGCTCAGAACCGCTCGACGTTGCTCCACAAACTCCTTCAGAACGGTAGCCGGGACAACTTCAGGCTCTTCGCCCAAAACTCCTTCTAGACCGACTGTGGACGTTTCGTAAGCCTCCTCGCCGGCATCAGCCATCAGCATCAGGAACAGGAGGATGATTTCCTCTTCAGCGGCGGCTCGCTTCTTGGCTTCAGCCTTGCGGTCGGCGACGAGTTGCGCGGCTTTGGCGGCAGCGTAGTCAACGGAACGATCCACCGCTCGCTGATAAATGGCCTGGGCACGATCGCGAACCGCGTTATGAAGCTCGGGTTGGTCGGGCGCATAATAGGTGGGGCGGTTGTCGCGGGCGAGGAGGGTCTCGATACGGGTGGCGAGGGAGGCAACAACATGAACCTTCTTGATTTCTTCAGGCTTGATGTCGCGATGAATTTGAATCACGTCGGAATTGACATTCCTGTCGTGACCAACTTCCAGGATTGCAAGCTTCGCATTGTCGCCGTGAGGAGCCTTTCCCCATTGGAGAGTCTGTTCCTTGGTTCTTGAAAGATAGGATACAAGGCCATCGCTTTTGATTCCGTTCTTTTTGATGCTCTCAACATTTTTCTCAAGCGTTGCATGAAAGCCGGTGTATTGGTTGCGCCCTTCCGGGTTTGCTGCCTTGACATAAATCCCCTCCAGCAGAACCTTCCGGTCATGCTTGGCGTAGATTTGTTCGAGGGTTGCGTTCATGGCTGGCCGAGGTTGCTGGACGGAAATCCTAACTGGTTGCCCCAGCCGTATTGCTGGAGGTTGACTTCCTGACCGCCGTCCACAAAGCCGTAACGCACCATGCCGGGGATGGGCGGATTGTCAAAGGTGAGGGTTGCCGTCACGGTCGCGCCAGCAGTTCCCTTGAGTAGGACGCGGTTGCTTTGCGCCCGGAAGGTGACCGGGCTGGTTCCGCTGACCACCGCGCCGCTGGCGATGATGTTGGTGTCATTCGCGCCCAGCGTGTAAGTATAGAACGTATCAGGTCTGACCGCCAAGGCGTAGTAGCCGTTGACGTCATAGACCGCCGTGGCGGGAACAGCATTCAGGGTGACGCCGACGGGGTTGGCCCAGTCAGCACCGAGGGGATCGGTTGGTGGGGTGACGGCAGCGCCTTTGCGCACCTTCTCGACCCATTCAATTGCCTCGCGGTAAAAAATGGCGAACGGCGAGCTTGTGCCCTTTTCTGTGATTATGACCATCTTCAGGTTGGGCGTGGAAATGATCAGCTGATATGCTGCAATGTCAATCGCATAACGCTCAGCCTCTGGCGGAACGGATCCCGCCGTGCAGGAAAGGGGAACGGATCCCGCGTTTTGGATCGCAGCGCGTATCTGAGCGACGGCCTGCGCCATGAGGAAGTCGGCGCGGTTTGGGGCGGAAGGATCATAAGCTGCACCCTCAACAACGTCGTCGCCGACATTCTGGTTAGCCTGCTGTAATACCGAAAGGTTCAGCACCTGGCTGATATCGGTTCCGGCTGGCGTTGTCCAGTTTGTTGACATGATTCATTTACCCGAATGGGCTGCTGACCTGGAGAAAAGGAGGAAAAACTCCAGCCAGCAGCCCTCCGTCGGGCAAGTTGTTACGGAACTACGGCAATGGAATAGTTCGTCGCGGAACTGGATCCGGCATTAACCGCGACGGATTCAAGGTAGAGGTTCAGCCCTTTACCAACCGCAGGCGAACTGTAATGAGACAGCACGATGTTGGTCGTGACCGCCGTAGTTCCATTCAGTGCCAGCGTGTAGGTTGCGAACGTCCCACGCGGCGACCCCGACTGGCCATTGCCAAGCGCGGTGCTGTTGGTGATCACCACCGGCAACGCACTGGAGGTGATCAGGAACGCAACCGTGTTAGTCGTGCTCGCAGACGTCCCATTGGCCGTCAGCTGAACAACCATATCCATGTCGTTGAAGCCGCCGGGTGTGATGCAGACGAGGTTTGTCTCAGTCGTGGCAGCGGCGATGCTGGATGAGTATAGCCCGTTCGTAGCCAGTGACGTGTTTGTGCCGCCAGACGCGCTGTTGACCACGTAACCAGCGAGGTTTGCAGCCCCAATGACGCCAATAACCGTAGCCGCATTCGCCGACAGGCCAATCAGAAGGCACGCAATCAGCAGCGCAGCCGCCTTGGCGACCGCCGCCGCGACTTCGTGCACATACTTCAGCGTGCTGTCGTTCTGGACGCGGATGACGCCCTTGTCCTTCTGGGCAGCGGCAATGGCATCCTCGTCATTCTTGAACTCTTTGGTTTCGGCGGTTTTACCGTTAAGGAAGTGATATTTCATATTTTTGATTAAGTTGTATTTTTGTTGATGGTTTTGAGGGCAGCCGCCCGGTTAAGAGCGGCCACCCTCGGTTCGATTATTTCTGGCGCAGGAGCATCAACTGACGCTCATCACCGATGGCGCTGCCCCACTGGCAGGCGGCACGCATGTAGACCGTCTCGTAGAAGTTGTCCAGGAACTTCACAATCATAAACGGGATTTTCAGCTTCGGGGTGGTGAACATCTCGATCGCGGCGAGCGTCGGAATGGTCGGGTCAACCTTGGTGTAATCCAAGGGCGGACGGCTGACAAACATCAGACCGTTGCGGGTGCCGGCGATGCCGACCACGTTGGCAGTGTTGCCGCTGCCGGGAACAACCGTCATGGCATTGGTGCCGGAGTCAGCGCCAGAACCGCTGGTGGTGTTGTTGTCGGTGATCAACTGCGAGGCGCGGAACTTGTTGTTGCCGATGCGGGTGAACATGCCGGTCTGAATCAGATTCTCACCCTTGTTCTGGGCGATGCCCTGGATGGACTGGTTCAGTTGGAACGCATCACTGTTCGCAATGGTTGCTTCCAGGTTCGTGTGCGCCCAGACGTAACGCATGAGTTCGGTTGCGCCAGGAGCCTCATCTCCGCCAGGCATCTTGCTCAGGTTCATCGCGGCACGCAAGCCACTGACGAAGGTTGACAACGTCGCGCCAGCCACATTGAAGTAGCCCTTGCCGAACGTCGGGTCAACGAACGCCGAAGCCGCCTTGATCGTGCTGGTCGTCACGCCGTCATTCGCGAAACGGGTCGAGCCGTTGATCGCCGTATTGACGAGCGTGTAGAAGATGTATTCCGCCAGGCCGTAAAGCATGGGATTCTTCTGTTCACCGAGCAGGCCGCGAGCGGTCGAGCCAAGCGTGACGTTGTTGATGCCAATGCCGACACCGGCGTAATTGGACATCTGAACCATCACATCAACGTCCGTGCCCGCCGAGGCGTTTGTGCCCCAGGAGTTGGACGCCGTCTTCAGCATGACGCCGGGAACCTGCTGGTAGCGGCTGCGTGCCCACTGATTGTAGAGCACCGGGGTGCCGGTCGTGTCGGTTGTGATGTCACTGATGCCGAGCAGCTGGTTTTCCAGGTGGCCGAACGACCACTGGAGGGTCAATGCGGTGTTCAGCACACCGAGAGCGCCAGCCGGGTCAGCGTAGCCGTCATAAGCCGCCTTGACGAAGTCTTCCGTCAGAGCGAAATTGCCACCCTTCTGGACGGCGGTGATGATGTCGGAGAGCATCTCGCTCTTCGTGTTCGCCATCGCGGTCGCATCCTTGATGCCCTTCTCGTCGTTATTCACGGCGCGGAGCATGCCGCCCTGTTTGCGAAGCTTGAACTCCGGCTCGGTGGCCTGAAGGAAGCCGCGCACGGTTTCGCGCAGGCCGACTTCGCCAACCTCAAGGCGAGCACTGATCCCCTCAACCGAGGAGGTCGTCCGCTGACTGAGGTTGTTGGCCTGAACCTTGGCCGGCAGGTTGTTGATGTAGCTGATTCCGAGGCCGGGCTTGCTGGCTTCGAGATCCATCGCCGTGGCTTTCACCGTGGCGGTGTCTTCTTTGGGCGCAAACGCCTTGCTGGCCTTGATGGCGTTGTCAACAGCGGCTTCGCGGCTGGCGAGGAGTTGCTGTTGAGCAGCGTGTTCGGCTGCGGTGATAAACTCGTGACCGCTTTCGGCGAGCACGTCCAATTCAGCGCCCGTGAACTCATAGGCACTCCCTGCTTTCAACTTCGATTCAGCAGGAATCTTCTGCATTACAATTTTCATTGTGTATTTATTTGTGTTGGTTGTTGATTCCGCTTTCAGTTAGTTACGGCAGCGGGGACGCCGTTTGCGCTCACACGAGCGAAAATTTGTTCAAGGGTTGGCTCCTGGGCGGCACCTTTGAGGTAGAGCGAGGAGAGGTCGGGGGATGAGGATTTGACACGAGACTTTTTCTTTGATGCTGTCTTGTGGTGGAATGCAGCCATTGTTTCATGGTAGTCTCTTGCTTCTCCATCCTCATCATTTTTTGACCATGATTTAGCTGCTCGCTCATGCAACTCTGCGGCTTGCGAGTGATCCTCTTTGGTTTTGGCTTTTCTTGTAGCCATGTGAGCCTTTCGGCTTGCGCGATGATGCACCCCTTCACCTTCACCGTCGGCATACTGATTGCCGCGAAATGGATGACCGGGATAATCACCAGCTTGAATCACTTCCCCGTTATAGCACAGCGCATCCACCGCATACACCGTCTTGCGGGCGACTTCATTGACCTCATCACCGAGGACAACGGAGCCGTCTTCGGCGTCAATCAGGAACTCGACGCGCTTCATCTTGCTGCCGGCACTGATGACCGCGAACCATTCGTTCTGATCCTCGTCACGGATGATGTCGGCGACGTAACAGCCGCAGCAGGGGATGCAACCGGATGGATCACTGACGCCCTTGAAACGGCTGTCGGCGCTGGCGGCAGCTTGGACTTTGGACTGGAGGTCGGAAAGGGTTAGCTCGTCGGCTTGGTGGGCGAGGATTGGGGAGGAGGATTTGATGGATTCGTCGGCTGTGGTGGAATCGGATCCTTTATTGTAGGGAGAATCTTCGTCTTTTTCCGTTGGTTGACTGCGATGATAGACAGCCCAGCCTTTGGACACTAAATGTTTTTCAGCTTCAGAATCGCTTTTCCCGTGCGTTTCTTCGACGTGTTTGATCTTTTCAGTCTTATCTTTTTTAGATCCCATCCAATGCGATTCGCTTTTCAGCGTGGCGCGTCCGATTTCGACTTGCGCATGTTCGCGCTTCGCATAACCTCCGGCATCACTATGAGCGCGCTTTAAATTGTCAGCACCTTCGCCGCGCATGAACTGCCCTTTTCTTGTTTCCCAAGATTTCTTAACACCCTCACTCGTTCCTGCCGCCTGAATCCCATCCTCAATCGCCGCCTCCGCCTTCTTCGCCTTCACTGGCGGCATGGCGCGGAACGCCGGGCGGTTGGTCAGCGCACCCATCACAAAGCTCACACCGACGATCCTGGCGGGATTGGACTCACTTCCCTTGACGCCGTCGGGGAACGTCCAGTGCTTGTTCTTCTGGCGAGCCTTGGTGTAGTCAGCGTCAGTAGCGAACTCCGGCGACCAGGAACGATAGACCTTACCGTTCACCGCCTCGCTGCCGTAACTGGTCGGTTCAGCCGCGACAATCACGCCCTCGGAGCCCTTGATCTCGCCCCAGCTGAACTTGGTCACGCCGGTCGGGAAGCGCAGCGTCGCCTTCTTGGACTCATGATCCTCGTCACCGAACGGCTCCTGGTTCGGCTCGGTGGCCATCAGGTGGTCGTAGCTTTCCTGGAGGTCAACCGCCGTCTGCGAATCGTTCTCAACGCAGATGGTTATCGTTTCTCCCTTGCGGAAGCCAGCGGTGATCATGTGGCGGCCAGCCGGGGCGTAAATGAAGCTGACGGGCTTGCCAGCCTCCCACGGTTGGGAGGTTTGAATCGCCACACCGTTGCTGGCGCGGCACTGAATAAGATTTTCTTGGTCGGTTGTCATAATTATTTCATCCAGAAAGGGTGGTCGGTTCCGTGCTCGCTTGCCTGCGGGAAGCGGCGTTCGTATTCCTCAGGCTTCTCTTCAAACAGCTGCTGGTCGCGGTCAACCTTGGCGTAGGCGTGATGCTCAAGAGCTTGCTCGCGGTGAGCCATTGCCTTCTCGCGGTGACTGACGGCTTCCTTGCTCGGCTCCTCAGAACCGTATTCACCCTTGCCGGCATGAAACAGCTGCAACTTCTCGTGCGCGGCTTTCGCGGCAAGATGCGCCTTCTTGTGCTGGAAATTGGAACCGCTGTCCGTGGCGGAATAGGCATCCCGGCTCAACTTGTGCGCGGCGAACTCGTCAGGAGTCCTCGAGGCGTGCATCGCAGTGTCGTGCTCGGTGATCTTAGAAAGGAGATGTTCAGGATCCGTGACGTTGACAAACATTCCGGCGTGCCGCGTGACCCATGCTTTCGTAACGCTTTCACTGGTGCCGGAAGCCTTCACCATATTCTCCGCCTTCAATTCAGCAAATGCCTTCATCGGCGACCCCCAATCTTGTCCATCTTGTCCAGCGCACTCTTCAGCGCGGTCATCTCGCCGTTACGGTGGGGAGCCGCCTCCGCCGCCGTTACAAGGCGATCCAGGTGCTCGAGGTCAACCGGCGAGGCTTTGCCTAGGGTTGCCCTGACGGACGTTGCGGCGACCCCTCCAGGCTCCGGCGCTCCGCCTTGCAGTTCCTGTTGAACCTTTGCCACCTCAACCTGCTGATTCACCTGCTGCTCGAAGTCCTTATCCTTCTGCTCGGTAGGCGTAATGGCCTTCTCAAGGATGACCGGTGTGCCGCGAATGAGAGCCTCGTCGCCAGGCTCCGGAATGGGGAGGGCAAGCTTCCCGTATACTTCCTTCTTGGGAAGTGGCAGGGTGGAATTGCTAACGGCGGCGAGGAAAGCGCACTGCTCCTGGGTGGTGAGTGGGCGGGTCGTGTCTGGCAGAACCGTTGGCCGCTCACTGGACTCGCCGTAGTTCTCGATGAGGAGGCTCTCAGCCAGCTGCTCGGTGTAAATGCGGGCGACCCACTTCTGCAGGCCTTCCACCTTCTTGTCTAGGACGTTCTCGTGAACCTCGCCCTGTGCCCGCGTGCCACCGTTGACGGGAGCCTGCGAGGTCAGCGTCTGACCCAGGTAAATCTTCTGGCAGAACTCGTCAGCCATCCGGCGCAACTGAACGTGAGCGGATTCACCACCCATGCCCTGAGCCGGTTGAGCGTTGATGGTGCCGGTGTTTGGGTGAACGCTGTAACCGGAATTGACGGCCTGCCTGGCGGCGGCGACGAACTTGTTGACCTCGCTCTGGTCAATGCCAGCCTGATAAGCGATGTCCAGGAACGGGTTTCCATACTTCTGACTGTAGGAAACCATGAAGTCCCAGCCGTAAGTGACCGCGCACCAGATCACCGCCAGGGAGCGAGCCAGCCCAGCGCCGAGGCAGGTGCCGCTCTTGGACTTGTATTTGGCAACGATGAACTTGGAGGGATTGTTCAGGACGGCAATCGCGTTAGCCTGCCGGGGGAATGAGAGATCTTCAGCCCCAGTCTCACTGGCCGCAACACCGACGGAGCCGTCAGGGGCGAAATTGTAATGGCGGGGATGCACCCAGGCCGAGGCGCGGATCTTCTTCTCGGGGCGACCTTCGGGGTCTGTCGCGTTCTCGTCCCAGATCAACTCGCAAATGCTGACGCCGAGGCTGATGGCATCCGTAATGTCAAACGAGAGGCCGTATTGACCCTCTTCCTCCGCAAACCGGTCAGGCTTGAAGGAATCAATCGCCCGCTGAACGAGGTCGGCCTTCTCCTTGGCGGTTTCGGTCGGCTCCTGATTCGGCAGGCAGTAGGGGTGGGCGACAAGCCCAACCGAAGCGACGGAGGAGCGAAGCTCAAGTTCGCATTTTCTTAGCTCGGGCCAAGTTTCTCTCATTCGACACACTAATTGGTGGAGTTGCCAGAGCGAACCCGATAAAGCCTGCCTAAGCATTGACTCCACCATCTTTGGAGGAATCTTTGAAGGGACAGTGAGATACCAATCTCCAAGCGGATCCGCATCTACAACACGATTCGGTAATTGTTCACCGGCTGGAACCATTCTCGCGGGGGAAGCTGCGGAAACCTCTCCGGTCGCTTTAGCAAACGGAGACTGAAGGGTTATTCCTGTGAAGGGAAGCTTCAATTTCAAGCTAACCTTCGCTTGAAATTGTTTTGAAGGAAAGTGATTTCAACCAAAATAAAACAAAAGGAACCAAAATGTTTTAGCTTTCCTTTCCTGCTTGAATGAGCGAAAATTCCTTATGGCAAAAGTCCAAAGTCAACCTGAAGAGAAGAAATCAGCCTACCTCGGCATCACCTGCTACCCCTCGGAACTCAAGCGATGGCGCAAGGCGTTCTTGGAAACCCGCGAAGACAATATGTCACGCAAGGTGCGCAAGATTCTGAACCGAGAGGCTGATATCCTGGGGGCTGAATTGATAAGGCCATGATTTTTGAAGATTTAGCTTGTCCTCTTCGCGGAAATGAGCGAAGGTTGACGCCGTGAAGCGTCAATGCGAGCAATCAATAGGCTGTCCGATCATCAGATCGGTTCGGCTAACTCGTCAAGATGCTTCACAACACTTGATAGCGCCGGTTGAGGGTAAAACCTTGACCGGCGTAGTTATTTTCACGATAGGGTCATTCGCCCCAGTGGCGAGCCTCAAGGTGATTCTTCCAGCAGCAGTCGGCAGTAGTCCTCATTCCCGGATCAGCCGGGGAAAAATATCAACCAACCGTTGCCCCTCAAGGGCAGGCCGTGATGACATGGCGCCAAACCGCCAGCCTGATGAAGTGCGTAATGAGCAGGTCAATTATCACGATTCGCGAAATCTGTGCTCCCGCAGTGGAGGGAGTTTGGTATGCGTCAAGCCAACCAATCAAGCAAGCCGACAGAACAATGCTTCCGGACGAAACTGCGGACGATTGAGCGCCTAGGATTTTCAGGCTGTTGCGTTTCCTCAATCGGGCAGGCTAAAACCATTGATTCGTCAATGATGCCGTTTCGCGGTCTTGAGGGTTGCCGCGTTGTCGTTTGGATAGCGTCAAGGTCATTCCAGTCAATTCGATAAACCGTTATGAAACAAATCACCTGCAAGAAATGCGGTCAGCTTCACGATTTGAAATACTTGCTCACAAGAGGCGGTGGAAGGGCACTCGTTTATCACTGCGGAAAGGCGGCATTTTTCATCAAGAGGATTGACGGACTCGACATCCCGAGCGTGATGACGAAAGGATTGTCTAAAGAACTCGGCATCGCGCCACCGCAGAAACCTACAGGCCAGCAGTCCCTGCTTTAACCTTCCCGCCACTTTTCTGCCACTTCTCAATCGCGTGCTCCGTCAGCTTCTTCCCCAAGACCGCGTTCCGCTCATTCCAGCTGGAGCGTATGCGCAGGAAGCGGTATTCTCTAAAATCGCTGACGTGGAACTTGGAATCATGCTCGGCGTTGGCGCGGGCGATGTCGGGGTCAAGGCATTCGTTCATAAAGTGAAACAACCGACTGCGCACTTTGTCCGCATTAGTAATTGCCCACCTCTCGGTGAACGCGGCTTAACTTCGTGAGCAGTCGGTTGAAAATTCATAGCCCGAGCTCCTCCGGTGAAAGCCAGTCCGGCACCCAGAGGTCGGTTGGCGCGTCCTCAACTGATGGCGAGCCGCTGAAGCCAGTAGCCGAGGCAAACCCGGTGAAGTTCATCTTCTTGGCGACGTAGTAGCGGAGAGCGTCCATTGCGTGGTCATTTTCCTTGATCGGCTCATCCTTCTCAGGCTTCCAAACGTAGCTTTCCATTTCGTTAATGACCTCAACGCATGACGGATCAATCGTCAACCGAGGTTTGCCATCACCTTGAACCTTGAGCCGGTTCTGAATAGCTGCCACACCGTCCAGGATGATGTGCTTGCCGGTGCTCTCAGGTGTTCTGCCCTTGGCGCCCTGCGCGTTCAGGCCACGTGCCCGCAGGTCGGCTATGAGGCCTGCTGCCGCCTCGTCCACGGCCAGCATGGGGCTGCCAATTGATCGCGCCCAGTCCTCGGCGATGTTGACGAAGTCTTCTGGGCGAACACCGCGCCTGTAAAACTCCCGGAACACGTGCAGCCGACCATCACTGTCCTCGCCGATCTCCAGGATCACAGCCGGGTTAGTGAAGCCTTCATCAATCGCCAGGCCAAACTCCTTAAACTCACTGCGGGGACGCTCCAGGACGTGTATGGACGGGCTAAACGTGTCGTAGACCGCGCCCTCGGCGGTTGCCCATTGGCCGTAAAGGAGGCGCTGGCGGCGGACGCCGGTCAGCATCTTGTCAGCCATATCCATTCGGCGCACGCCTTCCGGGGTCATGCTGCCGGCGTCGTCGTAGAGCTCAGGGTTGTCTTTCTGGCTTCCGGTGATTAGCTTTAGGGATTTACGGCTGCGAATCCAGTGG